TATTTAATTTTTTTTCTTCTTATTTAATATAATGAATTTCGGTGAAATGTTTGATTTTGGCGAATTAGTAAGAAGAGCGATTAAATACTTTGTTGAAGGTTTAATGGTCGCTATTGCGGCTTTTGTAATCCCCCAAAAACGTCTTAGATTAGATGAAGTTGCCCTTATTGCTTTAACTGGGGCGGCCACTTTCTCTATCCTTGACACATATCTTCCAAGCATGGCGGTAACAGCCCGTTCTGGTACTGCTTTTGGCATAGGCGCCAATTTGGTGGGATTCCCTGCTTAGATTTTAAATTATAAACAGAAATATATACTATTTTTATAGAATAATATATATTTATTAAATTGATTTAAATAATTATGGAGCAAAAAGGAATAAAAAGGAATATAAGTAATAATATATATACTTATAAAATATGTAAAAATATAGTAAAATTTTTATTTATAAAATTGATTTAAATATACAGTGGTATAAAAAGGTATAATTTGGTGTAATGAGTAAATATATAATATATAAAATTTATTGTGATGATTGTGATTTTATATATGTTGGTTCTACAAAAAATTTTACAAGAAGAAAACAACAACATAAAATAAATTGTAATCAAACGGATAAGTCTAATATGAAGCTTTACAAAACTATTAATGAATATGGTGGTTGGGATAATTGGAAAATGATTTGTATTGAAGAATGCGATGAAACAATAATATCAAGAAGACAAGCAGAACAAAAAGAAGAAGAATGGAGAGTAAAATTAAATGCTCAATTAAATTCACAAAGAGCATACATTTCAGAAGAACAAAAAATAGAAAATAATAAGATAAAAAGTAAATTATGGCGTAAAAATAATGAAGAATATTACAAATTACAACGCAAAGAATATCGGGTAGAAAATAATGATAAAATTAAAGAAAAAAAAATAGAATATTATGAGAATAACAAAGAAGAAATACGAGAAAAACAACAAGAATATAGAAATGAAAATCGTGATAAAAATAATGAACAAAAGAGAGAACATTATCACAAAAATAAGGAAGAACTTTTAGAAAAGGTAAAAAAATATAGAGAAGAAAATAAGGATATTATTAGTGAAAAGAAAAAATTAAAGGTAAAATGTAATTGCGGTGTTATATTTAGAAAAGGAGATAAAGCAAGACATTTTAGGTCTGTTTTTCATCAAAATTATATTTCTTCAAATCCAAATGTGGAAATTAATTTAGAAATTCTAGAAAATTAAATAAATAACTATAAATAATTACTGTAATCCTTTTTTATACATTTCAATTGCTTTTTCTCTCTGCATTTTATAATCAACAATAGGTTTATAATATTTAATTTTCTTATCTTTCAAAAATTCTTCATAATATTCATACCATTTATGTATCTTATCATTTGGAACATTTTCTAATTCTGGAATCCATTTTTTAATATATTTACAATCTGGGTCATGCTCTTCTGATTGAGACCATGGATTAAAAATTCTAAAATAAGGTTGGCTATCAGCTCCAGTAGAAGCAACCCATTGCCAATTACCATTATTAGATGCTGGGTCATAATCAGTTAATTTAGTAGCAAAGTATTTCTCTCCTTCCCGCCAGTCAATTAATAGTGTTTTTATTAAAAAACTAGCAACTATAAGTCTACCACGATTATGCATATAGCCAGTAGTATTCATTTGTGTCATAGCAGCATCAACAATAGGAAAACCTGTTTTACCTTTTTTCCAAGCATCAAAATTTTTAACAGATTTAGACCATGATATTGATTTATATTGTTCTTTTAAAGGACCCTTTAATACATATGGATAATCATTAAGAATTTGAGCATAAAATTCTCTCCATATTAATTGTCTAAATAGAGCATTATTCTTTTTAAATTTTTCAGCTACTTCTCTGACTGAAACACAACCAAATTTAATATATGCTGATAATTCGGTTGTTTTATATGTTAAACTATCTCTATCCTTTGAATAGTTTTTATATTTATCTATATTTGATAACATTTTTAAAGCATAATCTCTACCACCTTCAACTAGTATTTCTTCATTTGTTTCTATAAGTTCACTCTTTGCTTTGTTGAGAGAATATTCACCACTGTAATTTGATTTTGTAAAATTAATTTTATTATATCTAAAAGGCTTTTCATAACCCATTTTAACAACTTTATTATAGAATGGTGTATATTTGGTATAAGCTTTTCCAGTAGATTGAACTATTACACTTCCAGGATCATATAAATAATAATCATTGAGAGAAATATATTCAACATTTTTTTCATTACATATTTTGATATAATCTTTCTCTCTTTCTTTGGCAAATGGAGAGTAATCTTTATTTGTAGCTAAATAATTAATATCAAATTTGTCAATTAGTTTTTTAACTTCACTTTTACTATTACCATAAAGAGTAATTAATTTTCCTCCCTTAGATTCAATTTCATTTTTTAAGTTTTCTAAAGATTCAATCATAAATTGTATAGCATTATCACTTTTATATTTATTTTTATTTGTAACTTGGTCAGGTGTAAAAATAAAACATGTATAGATATTATTACAATGTTTATTAAGTTCAAGGAGAGAAATATTATCTACAATGCGAAAATCTCTATGAAAAATAAATAATCCATTCATTATAATTATATTTGATAAATAATATAATTATAATATTTAAATTAAATAATTAATTTACTGATTTTTCTTTTGTTTAGGTTCAGGTTTAATATATGTAATTGGATTACCTAGATAGTCCTTTCCATCTTTATCATTAATTTGAAAAACATTATAAATAGAACCGGGTTGATGAGTTGTAATTGACGCTTTTTTTTGAATTAATTCCCATTGCATTATTAAATCCATAATGTATTTTAATAATAAATATTATTTAAATTATTATTAAAATAAATAAAATACAATTAAATATGTTCAAATAGATTATACCAAATTCCTCCTACAAAATTAATTTCATTTTTAAAGTAGAAAATACTTGATGGATTATCAAATTCTAAATCAAAAAATTTAAAAGAAATATTGTTAAATAATGGAACAATAATTTTGTTATTGATGAGAGAACTATCGTAATATAATTTATCATATATTCCATTCATATAGAAAATTTTATCTGTAAATAAAACTATATCATTACTTAATTTATTAAAGTTATGTGTCGATTCTACATCAAAATTCATATTCAATTTTATATTAGCCGAATCAGCAAAACCATGTATATAATGTTGATATTTATCATAAATAAAAGAAATATTATCTGGTAATTTGAAAATATTAACTGGATCCATAGAGAGATAATTAGAACAATAATCTATAATAACAGTTCCTATGTTTTTATTTGAATCAGTAACATATGTATTTATTTCACATCTAGTAACTTCATCTTGTGTGATAGTGTTAAAAATTGGACTAGAGCAATTGTAAATATTTACACTTAAATAATAATCTTTATTTTCATCTTGTAGTGTATTACTAAATATAGGCAGTAGATTATTACTTCTACTATCTAAAATATTTTTAATATAAGTATATTGTTCAAAATTAAGACGATAATTAATATATGTGCTAAATGGTTTAATAACAACAGGAGCATGAAAAATATTATTATTTATAGGATTATATGTTACACTGGGTATTCCAGTTAACATTGCTGAGTAAAATATTTTCAATAAATTATTATGAAAAAACATTTGTAATTTTATAAATTATTTGTTTTGAACTATTTAAATATATTTTAAATAAGTAATTTATAATTATGAGAAATTGTTTTGTATTAATGTTGTTAACATTAGTAGAAGGTTTTGTGGTAAATACACCTATTCGAAATTATAAAAAATACATAGATAATAATGTAGTAAAAGTTTTTGAACCATATAATATTGAAAAAAATCAAACATCGTGTATATTATTTTATACTGGAGCAAATAGTTTAATTCCAGGTGAAATTTATACCGATTTTATAAATAAATTGGCTGGTAAAAATTTTTCCGTTCATGTATCTCCAAATAATCAAGAATTATCAGAAGATTTAGTATATCAATTATGTGATGAATATAAGGAAGTTGTTCCTGTTACACATTCATCTGGCTGTATTAACGCAATAAAAAATTGTAATAAAAATAGAGGAATTAAAAAGGCAATATTTATGGATCCAGTAGATAATAGAGAATTACTAAAAACATTTGGAGGATATTTTAATCCATTATCTTTTATGAATAAAAAAGAAGAAAAAGCAGAAAAATTAAAATATATGGATAATATTTTATTTTTAAACGCGAAAAAGTCATATGAATGGAAATTATATCCATTTACAGTTCCTTTTATTCCTGGTTTTGCTTTAAAAGAAGAAGAAATAGCAAATAAAGATACTAATATTGTAAAAATAGAAGCCAGTGATTTTGGACATTCAGATATTTTAGATAATTTATGGAGCGATTTAATGCATGGAACAATAAGTAAAGGTTATGAAACAAGAGATGAAGAAAAATTATCAGAATATAGATCATGGTTAGCAAGTATGATTTATGATTTTGTATTAAATGAAAATATTGATGATGAGAATATTGTAGAAGATATTAATTATAAATATTTAAATTAGTATATTTATCTGTCTATATTTAATTATAAATTTTTGTTATAATTAAATAAGATTATATGTTATAAGTATGTATTATAAAAATTATAGCGAATTATATAAATTGAAAAATTTTTATAATAATAAAAATTGTTGCGCGAGAGAATATAATAAAAATAAATGTTATACACCTTTGGACATTAAAAACGCCGATTTTATAAATAATTTATTTATAAAAAATAATATAAAGGCAATATAATATTACTAATTAGACAATAATGATAATAAATGAGGTTGTTCTCCAACCAGTAATGGTTGCTTAGCGGTGATATGTGAGACCAGAAGTCAAACAAAGCATATCACAATTGCTACTCATTTCGTCCTTCACCAGTTACACTGGGTTAAGTTGGACAATCGTAAGGTGAAATCCCTTACTATTGACTTTACAGAAGAGGTAACTCTTCAACCTTTAACATAACGACCTTAGCAATATAATCCCAAAAGCAAATGTTTATGTGGTTTGCTGAAAACTTCGGCGTTTTAAATGTCCAAAGGTGTAAA